TCAGGTGCGCAACATCCCCATCAACTCCAGGCGAGTATTCTTGAAACTCTGATAAATGGGGATTCTGTTTCAGTTCCGAACTGGTCAGCAATTGCGGATCTTGCTGCTTTTCTTGGTCTTGCTCTGGCATTGATCATTCTTTCTCGTTTTAAATTCTCTATAATTTATATTGCTGTGATTCTCGGTGGATATTTCTATCTACCTGTTTATCTGTTCGCGAGCAAAGGTATTCTGTTCGATGTAACATTTAACATATTTGCTATTGCTCTCATCTATATTCACATCTTTACCGCAAAGTATATTTCTGAATATCTACAGAAGCAGCAAATTAAGAAACAGTTCGGAACCTATCTGTCACCAGATCTTGTTGCTCAGTTACAAAGACAACCAGAACTTCTGACACTTGGTGGAGACTCTAGAGAACTGTCGATCATGTTCACAGACGTTCGTGGTTTTACTACCATCTCTGAACACTATGGTGAAGACGTTCAAGGTCTGACAAAGATTATGAATCGCTACATGACAGTGATGACAAGAGCAATCCTTGAGAACAAGGGAACATTAGACAAGTATATCGGTGATGCTCAGATGGCATTCTGGAATGCACCGTTGGATAATAACAAGCATGCGTTAGATGCAGTAAGAACTGCCTTTCAGATGCTAAAAGATTTGGAGACTTTCAATGACGAAATTAAAGGAGAAGGTGTACCCGCTTTTGGGATGGGTCTTGGTATTAACACTGCCACTGTGGTTGTTGGTAATATGGGCAGCACTCAGCGTTTTGACTATACTTGCTTGGGTGATGGCGTTAATCTGGCTGCTCGTCTGGAAGGTCAATCCAAACCTTATGGCGTCAAACTCGTCCTCGGACCACAAACTGCCGAATTGGTTGGGGATGTATACCAAGTAGTAGAACTTGACTTGATTGCAGTTAAAGGTAAGACAGAACCTGCTAGAATATATACAGCATTCCCGTTCTTTGATGCTGCTGGTGAATTACAACATAAGAAATTCTTAGGATTTTACCGTAGCGGAAACTGGGAAGTTGCTAAAAAGTTTGCCAGCGACTTAAAGAAGTGCTGGCAAGGGGAGTTGGTAAATTACTATGATATGATGCTCGAGCGCATGGAGGGCGAACCTCCTGCTAACTTCGATGGGGTTTACCGTGCCACGTCCAAGTAAGTAGTGGGTTGTCCTTTTCCTCGTTGAATCGGAAAAACACAACAGGAGTTTCTGTTACTTCTTGTGTGTTGAGTTCGCTTTCAACTCGACCGAAGTGCTCGTCGAGTTCCTGATCGTGAATTGACGTAGACATTAAAAACTTCTCCCTATTGTTGCTTGGCAATATCGCCGAAATAGATCTTCAAAATTGCCAGTCTTGTAGACCCATGCATCGTAAAGACTTTCGAGCGGAGTTCTACAATCTTGGGTTCCTTTACTAACGTAGTAACCTCGATCTGTGAGTTCTTCAATTAGTTCGCAGTCTTCAAACTCATCAAGTTCGATATGGACTTCTGTAGTAACGTATGGCATTATGCTGCAATCCTTTTCTTATATTCAAGACGACCTTCGAGATATTCCTCGAATGATTTATAAGTGGGAACACCGTTCGCTTCGAGTTCGAAGTTTATTTGAGCGAACTCTTCAAGTTCGTATCCCCAACCATTCCACGGAATCCCGAGGAGTTCTAACAATTCTTCTTCGCGAGTCACAATATTGTCAATCATCACACTCTCCATTTCAATATAATCACTATACCTCGAAACATGAGAAAAGTCAAGTCCTTTTTTTATTTTTTTATGGCTTGACAATTCCTTTCGAATAGGGTATAAGAGTATGTTGAGTTAGAAAAAGGATTCCGTTATGTCTATGCATCTTATGTCACATGCGTTCACTACCACTAGCACCAAGAAGCGCAAGACTTCTAACAAGGGTGTCGCTGCACGGTATTCCCAGGATTGGGTTGAATACAACAAGCATATGAAACGCATCGGTTCAACCACCAAGACCTTCGACGAATATGTGCAATATCGCCAAGGTAATTATAAACCCAAGTTGCGTGGCACACCTCTGCCTAAATATGAAGTCAGTGACCATCGGCAAAAGTATCCTTCTGGTGATGGTATCGGCGTAAATTATTCTCGCAAGGAACAGATCTACACTGGTACGCTGATCAAAGGCATCAGCGTTCTTCATAAGAGCAATGCTGTTCCTGTTATCAATGATGAACAAATTTTAGAGATTGCGAAAATGCGACGTGGTTAATTTTGATGTTGTAATGCTATGGATGCAATATATCCGTAATAATCCAGATAATGCATACAGATTCTCGGAAAACTTTTGGCCGAGTCAGATCGAGAGTAAGAAGTGGTTACTCGAACATGTAACTCACATGGATAGATCGATCATAATTTTCGGTGGATGGTATGGAGTTCTTGCGCAGTTTATTGCACATAAGTTCCCTGATGCCACAATTCTAACCACTGACTTAGATCCTGAATGTAAAAAGGTATTTGCTGCTATTGATGAGTGCTATCATGAAATCACATTTCGTCAACATGACATGCAAAATGGTATGCCACTCAATTATTCATATCCCGATCTGGTGATCAACACCAGCAGCGAGCATGTCACTCAAGAAGTTTATGATGCTTGGTGGAACTCTATTCCTAACGGGACTAAATATATCGTTCAAGGAAATAATCTAGTTAATCCTGAGCATGTCCGCATTGCCGATAATCTAGAAGAATTTTTAACAATCAACAATATTAAAAATCCGCAGTATGCAGGTATGTTGAAGTGTGGGCATTTCTATAGATACATGGCAGTTGGTTTTAAATAATGGATTATAAAGACTCGGCAGAAGAAACCAAGCAGAAACTGAAAACGGTAAGTTCTACGTTCTGTTTGGCCAAATGGAATATGGTGAGTATGCATCTTACTAATGGTAAGACGCATAGTTGCTACCATCCACCGACACACGATATTCCTCTTGAAGGATTGTCTGAGAATCCAGGATTACTTCATAATACTCCCCAGAAAATCGAAGAACGTGCTATGATGCGCAAAGGCGAACGACCAGCGGGTTGTTCATACTGTTGGCGTATTGAAGATGCAGGTCATACGAGCGATCGACACTATCGTAGTAGTGAGTGGTGGAATTCGCCTGACTTTGAAAAAATTGCAACCAATAAATCTTTAGACAAGACAATTACACCTGCTTATGTTGAGGTAAATTTCAATCAGGCCTGTAATTTTAAATGTGTGTATTGTTCTCCGCATCTCAGCACTTCTTGGCAAGAAGAAGCAGAAAAATATGGCGCATATATTCTAAAAGATGCAGCACATAATCATCTAGGTGCACTAACTGAGTATGGATTAATGCCAAAGAAAATTTCACAGAAAGAAAATCCGTATGTAGAGGCATTCTGGAAATGGTGGCCTGAATTATATAAAACGCTAAAGATTTTTAGAATGACTGGTGGCGAACCACTCATGGATAATAATACATTTAAAGTTTTAGATTATGTCTATCAACATCCTAACCCAGATCTGGAGTTGAGCATTACCAGTAATCTATGCCCACCAAAACAAGAATTGTTTGATAAGTTTCTATCTCAAGTTAAGAAAATGGAAACTGCACACCATACGGTAAAATGTTTTGTTCCCGATCCTAAAAATGGGACTGATTGGAAAGAGTGGCAACACTATATCATTGGTGATAAGAATAAGCGTCTTTACCATAGCGAGTTGCCATCAATAGAACCAGAAAAAATCCCTGAACTAACAGAATCCGGAAAAAGTAAAGAGGATGGTGGATTTTCTTATGAGTTTGAATGTACTGCTCCTGTGATGAAGCATTTTTCGTTGTTTGTAAGTTGTGATAGCGTAGGTCCGCAAGCTGAGTATATTCGAACTGGGATGGACTTCGGTGTGTTGGACACAAACGTCAGAACATTCTTGCGAGAAACAAACTGCACTAATATTACAGTGATTAATACCTTTAATCTTCTAAGTATTCCAGGATTGCAGAATTTTCTAGAGTGGATTCTTGACTTGCGCGAAGAATTCGCATACGACAAACAGACTGAAACTGTCTTTGATATTCCTGGTCAGAAACCAATAGTCAAACCACGAAGTCAAAGAATTTGGTTCGATATACCAATTCTTCATACACCAAGTTGGTTGAGCATCAAACTGGCAGATGCTGAAATGATCTCAATGGTAGAACGTAGTGTTGAATTCATGGAAA